CACATCTAGGTATAATAAATCATCTACAACTTTTAGGCTTGAGTATAATACGTTGGAACTTAGTGTGGTTCCGGTTAAGGCATTGGCAGAAATATTTGTTGCAGTGATACCTGTCAGGAAAGCACCATTGCCAATAAAATAATTGCCAGCAACATTGGCGGTGGTGGTTATGTTACCAACGGCAGAAACACGGCCTGTACTGATTAAGTTGTTGCCGGTGATGTTGGCAACACTTGTGATGTTACCAGTCACTCCCAAGAAGCCACCGGTAATGATATTGCCGGCTACAATGTTGGCTGTGGTTATAACTGGGCCGGTAAGGCTGACAAGATTGCCAGTATATGTGGGCAAGAAGGCTGCTACATTGGAATTGTTATAACTGGTATTGGCTACGATCCCAGTGATCAGTGCACCATTGCCAACTAGGTAATCACCGTAGATATACTGGAATGTTCTGTCTGGGGCGCCAATAGCGTAAACGCCAGATGTGCCAGGAACGATGGTGCTGTTGGCCTGTATGTTGCCAATGCCGTTGCCAGCCAGAGTTAGTCCTAGATTGGTAACTGTGGTTGTGATTATGTTGCCAGAGATTTTTACATTGGTACCTACCGGCCCGGCAGTCCAGATCTGCGTAAAATTGTCATTTACTGCGGTAAATGCTTCGCGTAAGGGCTCACCTGTGCCGTCATTGGCATTTGCCCCCACATCTATTATTTGTTGCGCCATAGGTAAACCATATCCTCTTATGATATTTACCTAAACAACATAGTCTAAGTTTTTGGCTATATTCCTTTGTTTACTAGACGGTTTTGAAAGTCTGCCATGGTCATGTGTGCTAGATTTGCCACACCCAACAGGTCACGTATTTCAGCAGTTGTGTCTCCTGTTATTCTAAAGAAACTGGTCTTAGGAAAATCTCGAGTGATAGTTTTTAATTGATTGACCCAGTTGCCGGTGAACGTGGGGTTGGCCGAACTTTTTTTGTAGAATTCTGTGTCGGCATAGCAGTTGTTGAATCTACCATTGCGTGTTGGTCCCATGTCAAATCCCACAAGATAGATAGCCGTTGCTCCATCAATTGCGGCTTGACCCACTGCCACAGGTCCTGAACTGAATCCAAAATACTTTTGTGTTATACGCCTCGAGCCAGAGTCTGGCAAGGGTTTTCTAGTGTAGTGAATATGTGTTTGGCCGTAGCCTTCAGATTGAATACGTTCACTTATGGGGGTGTCCGTGCTAATCAATACATCAGGAACAAACTCACAATAGATGGCATTGCATCCATAGGTGGTACCCAATGATTTTAATTGGGTTAAATCTACTACTTGACGGCTTACACCGTTACCCAACACAAATGCTGCGGCCATAAAAAATCCTCCCAGTATATAGCCAGGAGGATTGTTGGGGTTACAAATTAACTTGTAACGCTGGCAATCTGTGCCAATTGAATTGTTGGATTGTCGACAGATGTAGTTCCAGACAATTCACCGCCAGACACAGTAACGTTGCCTTCGTCTGTGAAGAAGTTGGCAACATACTGATTTTCATTGCTTTGAATGTTCTGACCAAAGTTGCTGTTGCTATAGTTGCCATAAGTCATACCATTCCAGTCACGCACCCACTTGTTGGTAATGTAACTAGCAAACACAGCAGTTGAGTCACCTGTGGAATACTGAATACTCATGTTACCAGCTGTTGGGGTGGCAGTATTAGATAGAACGCACTGACCAACAATATACGCTTCTCCTGTGCCTGCCCCGGCCGCTGTGGCTGTAAAAATATCGCCCACAGTAACACCTGTTCCAGCACCCACTGCTGCCCAATTGGTTGTTCCAAGTGTTGAGACTTGATAGGCTTGTCCAACCACAAAAGATTCGTCGGCAATGGCTGCTCCTGTTGCAGCCACTAGAAACTTGTGGCTGCCTTTTTGGCGTATGAGACGACCTGTGTATGAACTTGTGGCTGTTTGAGAATCTGTTCCGTCGACCAGCAAAATGTTGACCAATGCGGCAACTTCTGGAAATGTAGCACTTGCTGTGCTAGTGGCAGGTGAACCGCCAACCACACCCAAGAACTGTGCGTTGTCTAGTGTTTGAACTGGTGTGTTGAATGCTGGATTAGTCAGCGATCCAAAGTTAGGAAAACCAGCGTCTGCTAAAACAGTTTGATTATAAGTTGTTACTACTGGATTGGATCCAGCAACAGTGGTGCCAGCACCAACGTTGTTTTTTTGAATTTTAAGAGCTCTTCCCATTTGATTTCTCCTTATAGAAGCCCAATGCGGGTTCTAGCCGCTACGCAGGGGAACCTGCATAAAACACCATATTGTGTTGACAAGTATTTAGCGAAAATGTAAAATACAGTGCCACCACGGCGTAAATATCCCCATGAATCAACAACAAGTAGACTTAATCGAACAAGGCAATCAGTATCGTGCTGACCACGAACCTGAGAAATCTCTCCGGTGTTATGCGCAGGTGTTAGTAGATGATCCAGACAATGCTCCGGCATTTTGCAACTACGGCAATGTCATGCGTGAACTGGGTCATCCCAAACGTGCCATTCCATTCATGCAACATGCTGTGTTGTTGGACCCTAACAATGTCACAGCACAATTCAATCTAGCAGTGGCCTACTTGCTCATGGGCGACTACTCTCGTGGCTGGGCACAGTACGAAACTCGTTGGCAGTTCGAACACTTGCAAGGTACTGAACCAAAATTCTCACAGCCGCGCTGGCGTGGTGAAGATATCAAGGGTAAAACTATTCTTGTAGTAGGTGAGCAAGGACACGGGGACTGTGTTCAGTTTTCAAGATTTATTTTTAACTTGCATGCCATGGGTGCTCAAGTAAAATTACAAGTCACTGATGGCTTGATTCCGTTATTGAGTCAGAGTGATATCATCGAACGCACCGGCAGATACAACGAAGACATGGGCGAGTTCGATTACTGGGTACCTATCATGAGTATTCCAGGCATCCTGGGTATTACCTTAGACAACTTGCCAAAATTACAAAACTACTTGACTGCTACGCCAGCATTGACCAAAGCCTGGCAAGATCGACTAGGACCTAAAAAGCGTATGCGTGTGGGTGTGAGTTGGAGTGGTCGTAAAGATTCCTGGATACATCAACACAAGAGTGTGCCGTTCTCAGTAATACTTGAAATGATTCAATCCAATCCTCAATACGAATGGATTAACCTACAAGTTGATGTGTCACCCGAAGAAGAAAAACAATTAGCAGAAGCGGGTATTACTGCGTATCCCAACAGCATCTCTAGTTTTGCTGACACAGCAGCCTTGCTCATGCACATGGATGTGGTTATTTCTGTTGATACGGCTATCAGTCATCTTGCTGGCGCACTAGGCAGACCTATCTGGGTCATGCTAAACCAGTATGGTCAAGACTGGCGTTGGTTGCTGGATCGAAACAACAGTCCGTGGTACAGTACTGCTACCTTGTTTAGACAACCCACACGCGGAGACTGGGCAAGTGTTACCAAAAAGATTGCGCAATATCTCTCGTGGTATAAAGTTTAACGCCAAAGAAAAAGCCCCGCAAGGGGCTTTTTCGTACCTTCCCATCCCTTGAGAAAGTTGTTCGTTACAGTGTATTTAGTAAGCTCCGGCATTTTTCACCGTGGTATGCATTATATCTATGCTTTGCTGCCTGAACTCCACAATGTGGACAAGTCTGTTTAGGTTGTTGAGTATAATGAGTTCCATCTGCTTTTTGTGCAGCAACAGTTGCTGATAACTTTGTGCCCATTCCTGCCGGTTTAGATTTTCCTATTGTACCTTGTGATATTTTAAGTTTAGTTTCTTCACTCATTGGGCCTTTAGATTTTCCTTTAAGTGCATCGCGAATCTTGTCTTTTGTTTCTTGTTTACGGGTCGTCCCAGTTTGCTTTGCTACTCTTTTAGCAAGTGTTTCTTTGTCCCATTTGTAAGGATTAGCTGCCTTAGTGGCTCGAATTTTTGCTTTTTGTTCTTCACTCATTGGCTTACCTTTATTAGTCGGAATACATCCTTTCATAGTGTTACTATGCACAATAGAAAACTCTTTCTTTAGATTTTCGTAAACTCTTGCTGTAATTTTAGTTTCATATCGTTGAGCAAATTTATTACCGCGTTTCATGCCATTTAGTGCGTAAATCATTCTTGCTCTCGATTCACCTGTATACATCTTAGTGAGCAACCAATGGCAAATAAAATGCTCTCTAGCAGTAAGGTCAACTAAGTTATCTTTATCATCACTGCCGCCAAGACTACGTGGAATAATGTGATGTCGCTCAACATAACCATTGATAGTATGTGTGCGAGCACGTTCAGTTATTTCGTGATACCAATTTTCATATTTGTTCATGCATTTATTTATGACTAACTTAACTTTTTCTTAATAATATCCACAATAAAAAACGCCCCGAAGGGCGTTTTTATGAGTTGCAAAGCAACAAGTCAATTACGAGAACGACAAATTACTTACGGCAATTTCTCCAACATAATCTCCAGCGTTACCGAATGAGCTGGCAGTGTTTGTCAACTCAATGTAACCGTAACGTGTCATGAATGACACGACTGGTTCGAATGTTGTTGGATCCAACACAACGCCTGAAGACATTAAAGGAATGTATGGGCAGTAAAATGCTGGAGCGTCTGCTTCTGAAGAACCTTTGTAACCGACCAACACTGGTGTTGTGTCAGCTGCATAAGAGTCAACGAACACACGCATAGCGCCGTTCAATGTACCAACAAACTTTGTGTTTGTAGGTGCTTCGAATGTGCCTTCTGTGGTACGTGCAAAAGCACTAGTAGTTGCAGATTGCAACACTGTGAGTGCGGCTGAACTAACAACAGCGTAGTTACCTGCGCCACGACGTGTACGTTGGGCGATCAAGTTAGCAACACGATTGATCAAAACAGCCAATGCGGCGTGTTCGTCACCAACGAATGTAGCAGTACCTGAAACGGTTGCTTGGTTGTATGTGAATTCAGTTGCTGCCAATGAACGTAGGCTCAAGAGGATCTCTTGGTCGATTTCAGCAGTAATTTCTTGAGCCAAAGCAGCCATAATTTCTGCTTCAACATCAATACCGTGCATGGCTTGTGCATCTTGTGCAGATTCAAAAGTCCAACGTGCTTGCAACTTACGTGTGCGAGCTTCAACGGCTTGCTTCAAGATTTGCACAGAAATTTGCTTACCGCCTGTACCTTCCATGGTCGCTGTGTTGTTACCAGTGTAATT